CATCTTGGATTGCTACAGGCAATTAAGTTAAAAGATTTTTAAACAGGAGTAGTGACTTATGGGATCACCCAATGGCGGTATAGTAGGAGTAATCAATCCAACATCATTTGGAAAGTGTACTGTCACATCTGCTACATCAGGATCAACAACATTAACAACACAACCTGGAACACGACTTATTAATTATTTAGTAGTAGCTGGTGGTGGAGGTGGTGGAGCTTCTGGTCCAGTTAATCCTTTATATGGTGGAGGAGGTGGAGGTGGAGCGGGAGGTTTTAGAACTGGATGTTCTTATCGAGTTTGTGGAAATACAGGTTATCCAATAGTAATTGGAGGAGGTGGATCAGGTGGACCAGCGCCTTTAGCTGCACAGGCAACTCAAGGAACACCTTCATCATTTAGCACATTTACATCAACTGGTGGTGGTAGAGGTGGATCATATAATAGAAATGGACCAGGATGTACTACTCTTTCACAAGGAGGACCAGGGGGTTCTGGTGGAGCAGGTGCACCAAATAATAGTACTCCCGCAACTACAGCTGGAACAGGAAATACACCACCAGTTAGTCCACCACAAGGAAATGATGGAGGACAAGGAGCACCAGATAGACAAACATCATCAGGTGGAGGAGGTGCTGGAGGAGCAGGAGGAAACGGATCTTCAGGATCAGGAGCACCTGTTGTTCCATTATTTGGAGCAGCACCACAACCTTTTTATTTATCAGATTCACCTAACACAGGAATAACTTCAACAGGATATTTTGGAGGTGGGGGTGGAGGGGGTCGCTCTGAACCGTGTGTAACACCAGGACCAGCTACACAATTTACTTGTGGAGCTATTGGTGGTGGAGGAAATGGAGCAGCATTTCCATCAGGAACAGCAACTGCTGGAAGAACTAATTCAGGTGGTGGTGGAGGAGGTGGATCAAGAACTGCTGGAGCTAATGGTGGTTCGGGAATCGTTATCGTAAAAGAATTAAACAAGGCAACAGGTGTTTGGAATTTACAATCTCAATTTAGTGCAAGGAAACAAGGAACGTGGCCAACAGGAGCTGTTACTATACCATTAGCTTTTGATTATTTAGTAGTGGCTGGAGGTGGGGCTGGTGGAGCTAATAAAGGTGGAGGAGGTGGAGCAGGAGGTTATCGTACATCTTTTCCAGGAGGAACAAAATTAACATTAGAAACAGTAACTGTATATCCAATTACAATAGGAGCAGGTGGAACAAGACCAACCAATTCTGGTTGTGCTTCAACAGGTAGTGGATCAAATTCAATATTTTCAACAATTACATCAGCAGGTGGTGGAGGAGGTGGAAGTGATATTGGTAATCTTGGTCAAGTAGGTGCTTCAGGAGGTTCTGGAGGAGGAGGTTCAAGAGGATTAAATGGTGCAGCAGGAAATACACCACCAGTAAGTCCTTCTCAAGGAAATACAGGAGGAAATTCACCACCAAGTGCTGCAGGATTTAATGGTGGTGGAGGAGGAGGTGCAGGTGGAACCGGAGGAAATGGAGGTCCAGTTGGAGGAACTGGAGGATCAGGTTCAGCAAATAGTATTTCAGGAAGTCCAGTGACTTATGCAGGTGGTGGAGGAGGTATGGGTTTTACACCTTTTGGAGGAAGCGGTGGAGCAGGTGGACCAGGTGGTGGAGGAGCAGGAGGTATATGTGGAACATCAGGGACGGTTAATACTGGAGGAGGCGGAGGTGGATCTGAAGGAGCAGGTGCTGGAGGATCAGGAGGATCAGGTTTTGTTATAGTTAGAGCACCATCAGCTAGAACTTTATCAGTAAGTCCTGGAACAAACACAAGTACAACATTACCGGCACCAGCTGGAGGTTGTAAAGTTGCGACATTCACAGTGTCTGGAACACTTACAGTTAGCTAATTATTTACTCTTTACAAATCCTATAGAAATTAATATATAGTCATTAGAATGAATCTACAGAATTACTATTACTATTTTCAAAGCGCATTAACTCCTAGATTTTGTGATGAGTTAATTAAGTATGGAATATCACAACAAGAACAATTAGCTTTAACAGGTGGTCAAACAACTAAAATTAATGAAGGTAAACCACTTGATGATAAAGATATAGTAGATTTAAAAAAGAAAAGAGATTCAAATATAGTTTGGTTAAATGATCGTTGGATATATAAAGAAATACAACCATTTATACATCAAGCAAATAGATTAGCTGGTTGGAATTTTGATTGGGATTTTTCAGAATCATGTCAATTTACTAAATATAAATTAAATCAATTTTATGATTGGCATTGTGATTCTTGGGAAACTCCATATGCAAATCCAGATAATAAAGACACTAATGGTAAAATTAGAAAATTATCTGTTACATGTTCACTATCAGATCCAAAAGATTATGAAGGTGGTGAATTAGAATTTGATTTTAGAAACATGGATCCTGATAAACCAACAATTAGGAAATGTGCAGAAATAAGTAAACGTGGAAGTATAGTAGTATTTCCTTCTCATGTATGGCATAGAGTTAAACCAGTAACAAAAGGAACTAGATATTCTTTAGTAATTTGGAACCTTGGATATCCGTTTAGATAATGGCAAAAACAGATCAATTACAAACATCAGTTTATTTTAGTTCACCCGTTTATTCTATAGAAATTCCAGAATGGGTAAATGATACAAATAAAGTTTGTGATAAATATATTAAAGAAGCTAAAAAGAATAATGTTAAAGCTATTAAAGAACGTGAAAAGAAATTTGGTAAAAAAATAGGAGATCACGGAATGAGTTATCATTCTACATCATTAGTTGGAGATCCTGCTTTAAAAGAATTACAAGAATATATTGGTTCAACTTCATGGAATGTTTTAGATCATATGGGATATAATTTAACTAACTATGAATTATTTTGGACTGAATTCTGGGTACAGGAATTTGGTGAAAAAGGAGGAGGTCATCATGAAGGTCATATGCACTATGATAATCATATATCTGGTTTTTATTTTTTAAAATGTAGTGAAAAAACTTCAATGCCGGTATTTCATGATCCAAGACCTGCTAAACTGATTACACAATTACCATTAAAGAATGAAACTGATATAACTTTAGGAACACATCAAATTCACTATAAACCAAAACCTGGAACAATGATATTCTTCCCTGCTTACATGGAACATCAATATGTAGTAGATGATGGTGTAGAACCTTTTAGATTCATACACTTTAATTTACAAGCTGTAAGAAGAATGATTACTGATACAGTAAGAACACAAGTTAAAACAGAAACTAAAAAGGAGAAAATATGAGTTTTAAAAAAGATAAGTATGTAGTTATTAAAGAAGCGATATCAGAAGATCTTGCAAAGTTTTGTTATGATTATTTCATGATGAAGAAGCAGGTCGCGCGCACGATGTTTGATACAAAATACATAAGTCAATTTACAGAATACTTTGGTGTATGGAATGATGCTCAAGTTCCAGAAACATATTCACATTATTCCGACATTGTAATGGAAACATTACTTGTAAAACTTCTTCCAATTATGGAAAAAGAAACAGGATTAAAATTAAATACTAATTATTCATATGCTAGAATTTATAAAAAAGGAGATGTATTACATCGCCATAAAGATAGATTCTCGTGTGAAATATCTACAACTATGCATTTAGGTGGTGGTTGTTGGCCAATATTTTTAGAACCAGATGCATCACAAGGTGGTGTAGATGAGAAGACTGGAAATTATAAAGCATCAAAATCTAAAGGTGTTAAAGTATTATTAGAGCCTGGTGATATGTTAGTATATCGTGGAAATGAATTAGAACATTGGAGAGATAAATTAACTTTTGATGATTGTGGTCAAGTGTTTTTACATTACAATAATGTTGAAACTAAAGGATCTAAAGAAAATATATACGATCGTAGACCTCATTTAGGACTTCCCGCTTGGTTCAAAAAGTGATATAGAATCCTCTTACTAGAGGAGCTTACCACCAATTCTACCTCAAGCTCCTCTGGTATTTACTGTATTTATAAGTATAATAAGAGGTTATGCCACTACAAAAGATACAATTTAAACCTGGATTTAATAAACAACAAACTGCAACCGGAGCCGAAGGGCAATGGATTGATGGTGATAATATTAGATTTAGGTATGGTGAACCTCAGAAAATAGGTGGGTTTCAGCAACTCGTTTCTAGCACCTTAGCAGGACCTGCAAGAGACCAGCATACATGGACTGCATTAGATGGTAAAAAATATGCAGCAATAGGGACTTCAAAATTATTAGTTATTTATTATGAAGGTTCTTTTTATGATATCACACCACTAGATACACCATTAACAAGTTGTACTTTTACATCAACAACAGGGTCATCAACTGTTACAATTACTAAAGCAGCTCATGGATTAGAAGTTGGAGATTATTTAATATTTTCTGCAGCAACAACACCAGGACTACCTACAACAAGTTATACGTCAGCAGATTTTACAACAAACGTTTTTGAAGTTAAATCAGTACCAACATCAGGTACATTTACACTTACTATGCCATCTAATGAAACAGGCACAGGTGTAACAACAGGTGGAACTTTAACAGCAGTTCCTTATATTTCTATTGGACCTACATTTCAAACTCCAGCCTTTGGATTTGGAACTGGATATTGGGGTGGAACAATTCCAACAGCAGTTACAACTACATTAAATGGTGGAATAGATAATATTGTTACAACTATTACAGTTAACTCAGCTTCAGCATTTCCAGCATCTGGTCGAATAGATATTGGTACAGAATTAATTACTTATACAAGTAAAAATGCAACACA